CCGCTTGTTGCACCTATAATTGCAACGTTATCACGGAATTCACCTGCAACATTTGATACTTTTAACATATCATCTGGCTTAACCCATTCTTGGACTATTGCCACCACATATGCATTTGCTTGTGTGCCGTCATCGGACTGGAAAACAACCTCACGTTGTTCAAATGTTCCTGTTCCTACACCTGTATTCAATTCTAATGTATAACTGGATTGAATCATAACATCATCGATATCCTCAACACCAGTATCGATAAGTTCTTGTGAGTATTTGAATTTCTCAAGTTCCAATTCATAGAAGAATGGTATCTTACGACCCAGCATAAAGAAGTCTTTGGTTTGATTGGTAAATTTAATTTCAAACAATTCACCTGTGCCATTCAAAAATGGAACATAAATCAAATCACCTTCTCTAGGTCTCGTAAATGTATTTTGTGGAACACGTTGAGAGAAAGAACGTTTTGATAGTATAATACTAACATTGTTTTTAATCTCTAAACCAAATTTGGAGAAGAATTCTTTTTCTCCTTCATATTCCATAGAACTTGATAGGTAGAATTCAATTGGAAACGCAGAGCTAAATTTCTTTACAGGATCTTCACCGTATAAAATGTCTCTATCGGTTTCATTTTCAATAGGTAAATAATAGGCGTCAAAACCCATAATCTTGATTGACTCAACAATCAAGTCCTCGATTACCCTTTGTTCAGCAAGAGAATTATAATTATTGAAATAAACCGATGTTGCCATATTAGTTCATAAACATTTCTAGTGGTGCACCATACTTGTCACCGATTTCTGCATGTAGAGCATCGATTTCTTCTTTGGCTTCATTGTAAATTTTGTCGCCATTGAGTTTGAATCCGCCAGGTAATTGAATACCATCAAACTTTTTAAGGTTATTACCCCAAGAACGTTTGATAAGTGCCGTTGCATATTCTTTTAACCAACGGTCATTCCAGGCTTGTGTGTAAACATCTGGATCAATAACCGCATAACATTCTGCAATAACTGTTGTTCCTATAGGAGCTTCACTATGACCCCATGCCCAATCTATATACAATCTTTGCATATGTCTTTGGAACCTAATAGGAACTTCACCTGTAAACAACTGTTCCAACATACGTAGGTGTTGTAATGTTAGTGTATAGTTGATGTAGGAAGCGGATGTGAAATCATACAATTCATTCAAACGAAGTTGGTATCTCAAATCAAACATATTGATTGAGGATAATGAATCTTGTATGGGGAAAATTCTAGTTATACCAGCAATTTGTAGGGCGTTATTAGAGGAATCTTTTGCTTCTGATAAGTCTAGATATTTGTTATCAATATCTGTTTGGTCTAATTTTTTGATGTAGTAAACCTTTTGTAACCCATCAAAATGGTAATCTTGCCAGTATTGCAAAGCATCGTCAATACGATCCTCAACCTGGTCGTCATCAACGTTGATTTCGATTACAGGAAAACCTAGTCTACGCAGACAATAATCTTTAAATGCTGCTCTTGTTGTGATTGGTTGTGTCATTATATCCCCCTATGGGAATATTTATGCTTATTATATCCAGTATTCCCGTTATGTAATTATACCAAATCAGCCTGTCCAATATTGATAATTTGAAACCGTAGTTGTTGATTGTGTTGCCGTTTGTGCGGTTTCCATAATTTTGACGGTTGGCCTGAAACTCAAAGTTATTGCTTCACTCAGTGAATCTTCTAAGACTACTCCCGTTGGCATACTAACATTGAATGGTTTTATTGTTGTAACGGGAGTAACCGACAAAAATATACTTTCAGTTAGTGTATCTTCCAATACCACAGAAGGTTTAAAACTAACAGTTTTTTTAAAAAATGTTGGTACTACTTTGTTTGGCATATTATGATGACTTTACATAGACCAATTGTGTTCGCAATACAGTTCCATTACTCACTATTGTTCCTGTTCTCAATCCAATATATGATGATCCATCTATTGTATAAATTGCGTCAGGAACATGATACAAATCCAAATCTATATTATTTTGTAAACTCATGCTTTTAAACAAATTTTTCAAATAACCACCAGAATTTGTAGTTCTATACAGACGTATATACATTGGTGTAGCTTCTGGTATAATAGCATTTGTTGAACTATCAGAAGTTAATCCTCCATACAATACTTGAGTAGTAGAGGAATCTGCGTAAATAGGAGTAAATATAGTGGCATGTAATGATTGTGGATCCGCTGTTCCTAGCCAACTGATGTTTTCAGTATATGTTGTGCTTGGTGAACTAACTGATGTGCTGTAGTTGGTAGGATAGTTGGCTGAAACACTGATTGGATTAAGGGGCTCATATTTATAATAAATGTATGCATATGATGTATTATATGCTGATCCTGTGACAGGATTAACTAATGTTGAAGTGGATGAAGATGCTGGATTCGTTGCTCTAATTACATTTACAGCGGAACCAACTGTTCCAGCTGTTGTATCTATTCTTCTCATAACAGTCCAATATCCAGAAGTATCATAAGCTGGAACTCCAACAGTAGCAGTATCAGATCCACTAGCCAGCCATACAGCCACCCAATATGGATTATCATTATAGTTATCTTCCCAAGACTGATTGGTTCTAAGTCCTAAGTGGAACCATGAACCGGAATTGGGTGAGTTTTGCGTGATTACATCTTGTTGTATGTGTATGTATTCACTTGTTGCTGCAATATAATATACTCTAGTAGAAGTATTATAAATTCCTGCTGGTCTTCTATAATCATAACGGTGTGCTACCGTTGACCATGATGTTGGAACGCAACAAGATAATCTTGTGTTGTGCGCTGTCGTGGTGGTTGCGCTGGCCAAACCTACAACATTATGTTCTGAACCATAGTTGCAGTTTGCTAATGTTGATGCATAACCAAAAGACATGAATGGACCATTGTTTAATTGGGCGGAGCTTACTGCACCTTCAATTAAACTAAACCAAACATATGGTAATGCACTTTTACCAGTAGTATTATATAATAGTAAAGTTTCACAACTAGTATTTGCAGATATAAC